GAAATACTGAAGGCGGAGGTTATCCTACAAGCTACCAGGATCCGATTAGGTTCACATTCCGAAAAGACTGGACAGGATTCGATACAACAGAAGATCAGATTAGAAATATTTTAGAACCAAAAGAAGAATTACCATTTTAAAAATATGAATCAAGCAGATATAATTTTTTATCAAACAATTAAAAAAGAAATTGAAAACGCACGTGATGAAGTTAATAAATTACAATATTTTATTAGATCAAAAGAAAATGAACTTTATGATCTTAATAAAAAATATTTTTATAATTCTTTAAGTGAATTTGTTTTAAATGGAAACTATCAAATAATAGATTTTACTCAGTCAAAAGAAAAAGTAAGCGGATGCTATTTCTTATATCAAAATAATGAAATAATATATATCGGTATTTCAGTTGATATAAATAAAAGATTAATTGAACATAAGCGCAGTAAAAATTTCGATTATATAAAATATATAATAACTTCAGATTTTTTAGAGGCTATAAAACTTGAATCTTATTTTATCAATAAACATAAACCAAAACTAAATAATGATTTAGGTGGATATGAAGAAAGAGCAAAAAGACACAGATATAATTTAGATGATGAAAAAATAAATTATATGGATGGATGGCCAGATAGAATTTATGGCGAAACTCCAAGATCAAAGCGTCAATCAAAATTTTATAATTATTAAAAATATAATCAAACCAAAAACCATGAAACAATTTTTAAAAGACTTAGGAGTAACTGAAACCAGAGGCATGACCAGGATACTAAACACTTTCAACGGACTGACCGAAGAAGAAAAAAAGACAGCTATTTTATCCGGAATGGAGCAAGAAAATACCAAAGAGCTGACAAGGCCTAAAATTTGGCTTTATTTGAATAATTTTCTTTTGGTAAAGGAATCCATCAACCAAGTGGAGAAAGTGGCTGTAATGGCTTCTAATGAAGCGACAGAGGCATCCAAAGAGAAGCTAACTACATTGGCAAACGATATCGTAAAAAATAATAGGCCAAAAACCGATATAGAGAAGGGTAACGCAGGAAGGTTAAATATTTGGAAGTTTCTTATTAAAAAATAGAAAAAGAAAAAACAAAAAGTATATTTGCAATATAATATATAGTCAGGTGGCGGAAAGGGTACGCAGTGGTATGCAAGGATGACCACGGTTATAATAAAGGCGGGAATGCACCAACGTCTATAACAATGCAGGTTCGAATCCTGTCCTGACTACTAAACTTAGCATGAGCGCCAAGTGGTATCGGGGCTAAACGCAGCCCCTTGTAGAAACTAAATATTAACCACTACCGTTGATTAGGGTTGCGTTTTAGCCCTTGTTATAGGTAGTAAAATTTACGGATTATGAAAACGATAATTAGATGGTATTACTTAATGTTCAAAAAGGAAAGATGTTACAGAGCAACCTTGCAAGATAGATTAAAAAACAGATTTGATTGCGTGGATTGTTGCGATACATACATTGGTAATGATTGGTGGTTGCGACCTTAGTAAATTTTATTACCTGTGTATGTTTCGTTGGTCAAATTTGCGGCACTATTTTCAATTTTTGCCAAAGTTTTGAACCGTACGTGGGCTTTTGGAATTAAATGTATTTATTAAATATGTGTATATCAATAACAGTAACCGTAATTATTGTAACAGTCATGGGTATCCTGTTTTTAGGATATTGCTACAAAAAAGGTGGATTATGAATACAGGTTCGAATCCTGTCCTGACTACTAAAATAAAATCATGAAAACAAAAGAATCCATAACAAACTATATAGTTTCGACTATTGAAAATAGTGAGGTTGCAAATGGCCAAATGCCAACACCTGATGAATTTTTAAGTATGTGTTCAGATATTATCTGCCAATTCGACACTGACATTGCTATTAATGTAATGAACAAGCTAACTAAACGATTTGGTGAAGAAGCAAAACAACAATCACTAACAATAAAAATCAATTACGGTTACTAAAATATAGCGTAAACTAATACAAACAGGTTCGAATCCTGTCCTGACTACTAAAAATTAAAAAATATCTTTGTGCCTGATGCAAGAATATTCTAAAAACTACGATGATTATATAAGTCCAATAAAGATTCATTCTTTAAGTGGAGGAAAGTCTTCATCATATATGGCAGTTCATTATCCGGCTGATTATAATCTTTTCTCTTTAGTAACGATAGAAGATATTTCATGCAGTCCAAAAGATAAAAAGATAATTCAAAAAGTAAGCGATAAAATAGGAAAAGAATTTATAGCTACTGCTGAAGATGATTTAACATTAGTAGCAATGTTTGATCTTGAGCAATTAATAGGAAATGAAATTATCTGGGTTGTTGGAAAGTCTTTTGAAAATGTAATTAATTATAAAAAAATACTTCCAAATAAATTAATGAGATTTTGTACTACTGAAATGAAATTAAGGCCAATATGGGATTGGTGGTATAAAAACATAGGCAGAAAAATAAAGATGGGAATAGGTTTTAGATATGATGAAAAAGAACGTGCTGAAAGATTTACTACTTCATTTAAGGGAATAACAGGTAAAAGAAAATCTCAGAATAAATGGGAAGAAATAGAATGGCGTGAAGGATGGTTTCCTTTGATTGATGATAAGATAGGACATTATCAAGTCTATAAATGGGCGCAAGAATCTGGAATAAAATTTCCGTCTGATTCAAACTGTGTAGGATGTTTCCATAAACCAGTACAACAATTAAGAAAGAACTGGGATGATAACACAGAAAAACTACAATGGTTTGCTAATCAAGAAAAGTTATTTAAGTCAAACTGGAAAGACGGAATTACTTATGAACAAATTAAAAAAATAGGATTACAACAAGATTTCTTTTTCGGCACAGGTTCTGGATGTGATGGCGGATTCTGTACAGACTAATAGACTATAAGCTTAAAAATTAAACATATACAAAATGAAAGGCGAATATATTTTCCGTTCCGGATCGTGGGAGTGCGAAATCTGGGAACAAGACATTTACTTAATTGATTACCGTTATGACTTTTGCTTTGTCATACCTAACAAAGTGAAAGAGCTTCACGAAAAAACAATGCAGACAATAACAAACGGGAACTATCAAAGTCAATTTGAAAAACATACTAAGGACTTTCTGAAGTCTTATTTCAAAGGAAAAAAAGTAAGGATATGAAACTACCGGAATCACTTATCAAAGAACTTAGAAAAGAAGCTGAACAGTTAAAGATGCCTCTTGAAAATTATATTAAGTTATTAATAGAAACTCACCAGGATAGAGTTCAGAAGTTTGTAAGTATTCTAAATCCGAAGTAAATTTGTGAATCAGCAAGGCGTGCTGTCATTTTGTTTTGTTTGTTTTAAAGGGAGGTAGTCGTGCCTCCCTTTTTTTATTTATTAATAGGTAACCAGTTATAACCGGTTACAATCGTAAACGACAACTTTTGGAAGTAAAGGGAGGGTATAGAATTACTTACGAAATATGTCGTTTTTGTTTCTGGTTACGATAACAGCTGTTATCATATCTCGATTATATAAAATGCTTCCTTTTTTTATTTCTTTGTTTTAACTATTTTTGTGCAACAAATCACTTATAAATCATGGCATACGAACAAAAACCAAACACAGGCGTATTATTTACAGCCGAGAAGAAATCAGAAAAGCATCCTGACTTAAACGGATCGCTAAAACTTGAAGACGGAGAGTATTACATTTCAGCCTGGAAAAAGACAGGACCAAAAGGCGAGTATCTTTCACTATCAGTAAAAAAGAAAGAAGCACAATCCGAGCAACCGAAGTATAAAGTAACCCAAAACGATTTGCCATTTTGAAAGAGCAGGATCTAAAAGACTTGAGATTTAAGAAGGTAAAAGTATCAGCAGAAGAAAGCGGAGGCGATCCATATCATTACTATACATTCGACTTCTTTAAAAAAGATAGCGCAATATCTTTGATCTCAACTGCATCAGATGAAAGTAAATACGGATGGTCTATTTATTTCATGTATGAATCGAGGCCGGTATTTACCAGTAAAAAAG